TTGTCATAGACACAATCATAGAGTTCTACAAATGGACGGTTTGAAGCTATTGCCAAACGTGCAGCTACAGTTTCCATCGTAGCAGCTGAATTCATGTTGTGGACTTCCTCGCAAAACGTCTTCTGCTGCTTCTCGTAAATTGTACAAAGGTTCTCCTGCAAACCTGCCGCAAGTTCCGCGCAGCACCAGAGCATCCATCCGCATTTAGCAGTCAGCTTTCGTTTGAATTGTTCTGCATCGCTTTCTTCTCCATACAGTTCATAATTTCTTACTGTTGACACAATTTCTCCGGCTCTCGAAATAAGTCCAAGGCAGCCATCCAGCACCTTGTCTTGTTCATCTGCATCCTGGCGTATGACGAGCGTCTGATAATCTTTCATTTCAAAATTATATTTTTTCATTGCGTGCCTCCCGTGCTTGCTTCCGCACGCATTCTTGCTTCTTTCACAACATCACGGACCGCAAGCGCATCGCTCCACATACCGATCTGGCTCATGGCCACGGTATATTCATGTTTCGGGATCTCTCTGAGGTTGGCGATACCGTAGCGAGACAGAACGGATTTCCGGATTGCATTGCCAAGTTTGATAGTTGCTTTTTTATCGTCAACTTCTCTTTTATCCAGAAGTTCGCGCGCCCTGGATCTGATTGCATCGTTCAGGTAAGTAACCTGTTTGCTTGTGATCGGCGTCTGCAACCTGATCTGCTTTTCGAGGGCCTCCAGACGGTCATTCTGCACGGATTGCGCCGCTGACAGCTGTTCCAGCGCAGAAGTATTGTTCTCCAATAATTTACCGATGGTCTGCATAACCGGACGCATCAGCTCTGTGATAATCTCCCCGAGCTGCTCCGGAGGAACTACAATGGCTGTATTCTTTTCAGAATCCGGCTGCGGTGCCGTTAAGATGTTCTCTTTCTCGCTACTCATTGATTATCACCGTCCCCTCGATTGTCACTGTATCAAGTGCCTTGCGACTGTCGCGCGCCCATGATTCCATCGTGCGCAGCAATTCATCATACGCATTCTTCTCTACAAGGTCCATAGCAGAAAACGTGGCGTCCATCTGAGGCATTCTGGCACACGTTCCAATAAATGCGCGAACCGCCGAAGCAAAGGTGTCTACCGTCAGATGATCCACTGGCACGCGTTCCGCGTCTCCTTTGGCGATTGTACTCTTTAAGTTAAGCAGTTCCTCCTGCGCCCGGTTATAGTCTTCCTGCTGCTCTTCCAGGGTCGCGTCGAGGTCTTTAATGTCTCTCCTCAGCTGATCGTTTTCCCTCTGCAGGCGTTCCCGCTCGCTGTCTCTTGTTGCATTGATCCGGTCGATTTCTGCGCGCTGCGTTTTTTCACGCTCTCTTGCTGCCTGCAGTTCGTCCTGTACCTCCTGCGGTACTTCCGGCGGTCTGTTCTCGGCTTCTGCTGCTCTCTTTTCCGCAGCGCGTCGTGCCTCCCGTTCAGAGTCAATTTCTTCCTGGACTTTCTCGCGTGCTTCTCTAATAAGTCTATCTTTCTGTTCTTTAATCGCTGCTTCGAGCTGTCTGGTGGACATTCCGGCCACATCGTTTTCGGACAACAGCCGGTCCCGGTCCTCCTGCGGCATCGGGAGCAGCTTCAATACCTTTGTGGTGCCAAGTTCTGCGATCTGTGAGTTCAAGCCAAATTCTGCGTAGGCCTGCATATACTGTTCGGCTGTACGTCTGCTCATTTTGGCGTTGGTCCTGATCCAGTTATCCCATTCTCCATGTGCCACCAGGGGTTTTGCCTCCGTAAGTACACGGCCAAGTTGAAGCAGGTTCATGCAGGCGCCCTGAACGAACATGTGAGCCTGCGCTGCCAGTTTGTCCAGAATGTCCCCTTCTCTCTTTTGCATTGATTCCATTACATCCCCTTCTTTCTCATTTCTTCTTTTATTTCTTCGCTGCAATGCTGCATTGCATCTTCCAGCGTTGGAAGCCTTTTATATTTTTTAAAAAACCAGTTCTGATAATAGAGACTATCTTTGTCATGCGGTTGCTTCGGATCATGCACTGCGGCGCAGATCCGGCATGTTCCGGGTACGGGAGATCTTACTCGTATTCTCTCCATGTCTTCACCCCCTGCACTATTCAACAATTTCTTTCAGATCGTATTTATACACATCCTCTGAGCGTACGATGGCGTATCCATGTGCCTGTACGAATTCAAACGCATCTGATCTCATTCTGTTTCTTCTGTCACTATCCGTATACTCAAAGTCAAATTCCAAAGTTTCGGCGTTGTAATACAAAACATCGTATCCCCATCCTCCGACATGAACGGTTACTTCAATAAGTTTTCCATTCGGAGTTTTGCAAAGCTGGACGTCTGTCTCCCCAAACTTTCCGATCAGTACGTCCGGCATATAATCTGCCACAGGTTTAAGTTCCGGTGCCCGACCGAATATCTTGGTCAGAAGCTCTTTTGCCAGTTTCTTTGTCAGACATTTGTAATTTCTTTTAGCTGCCATATTTATTCCTCTCTTTCCTTTTTTGGCCTTTCTGTCTATTTTGAGCTAATAAAAAGCGCATTTGAATAAGTCGCTCTATCTTTGCAGACTGCGGCCTATCAAATACGCTATCTTGTGATTTTTGTCGACTTTTCCCTCGCAAAATAACATAGTAATACCTTTCCCACATACATTTCAGACCGTCCCACCCCTGGTGCGATCTGCCAAGTCCTGTTCCACACTCTACCCCTAAAGTGTGGAACTATTTGCTACACCGTTATACATCGTTACATTGCTTCTTTTTGCAGGTATGCTTCTCGTTCCTGTTTTTCGGCAGCTTCCCGTCTCCGAATTTGCCGGATACATGCCGCCGTGAACCTCTGTTGATATCCTTCGGTGAAAATAACTTTCACCTTAATTTCGCCAGGTTTCATTTCGGCCCCTCCTTTTTTTCAATACCCCTGTTTACTTTCCGGCCATCTGTCCGGCCGAATAGCCTCTGAGAAATGCGTCCAAAATCATGTTGAAAGTTCCTTTTTCTTTCTCCGGAACTTTCTGATACAGTTTTAAACAGGTTTGCGCCTTCGGATCATTGTCCAACTGTTCTAATACATCTCTCGCACTGCTGAACAACTGTGTAGTTAGCTTGTCTTCTGCCATATCGTTCTCTCCCTTCATGGCCTGCATTTTTTGTTACCTTGCGACTATTTTACGTCGCAGAACACCATTTGTCAACATGTATTTGTGATTTTGCGAACTTTTGTTGACAGTGCGACTTTTTGGGTGTAATATTTCTTTAAAAAAGAGAGGAGGACAAGTCCAATGAATGAACGAATTCGGAAACTGAGAAGAACACTTGATCTGACTCAGGAGAAGTTCGCAGAACGAATTGGAGTAAAGAGAAACACTATCGCAACTTATGAAAGTGGCAGAAATGAGCCTGTCGATTCGGTCATTGCACTTATTTGCAGAGAATTTAACGTGAATGAAGTGTGGCTTCGTACTGGCGAAGGGAATATGTTTTTGCCGGAGTCGAGTGAAGAACTGGATACACTTGCCACGAAATACAAACTGTCTGACAAGGATTATATGTTCATCGAGAAACTATTGAAAAATCCAGATATGCGTGAGGTTCTTGAAAATTTTTGTATCGAATTCGCAACAGCTCTAATTGCCAAAACAGAAACCGGAAATTATGATATTCCGGAAACACCGGAAGAATTAGAAGCTGCGTTCCCGCCGCTAGATGATTCCGAAGTGGAAAGTGGGTAAAATATGCCCAACCGTTCCGACGATCAGTGCAATATAATTATTTGTGTCGTACCTGAAAAGTCAATATTGTAATAGATTGTATTGTTACACCTATAATAAATAGCATAAATTTCCTTCATTATAGCGAAATGTATGTATTTTCTCCTTATGTCGATCACCTGCCTTATCTTGCGATCGGGTTAGCTGGGCATACGGTAATAATTATGCATTGACTGCTATTGGTTCGACTACAGGTATTTTCTGGTAACTCAGGAGGTAAAAACCATGTCTATCAATTTTGGAGGATGGCCTGCTGAAATGCACACAGACTGCGAGCAGGTGAAGCGAATAGAATCCGCAAAGAAATTAAAAAAAGATGTTGTATCAATGGATCCAGTAAAACAGATCATCTACATAAAAGGATCTGCTTCCGAACCGTATCAGGCTACGCTGCGCGAGTGTACTTGTACAGATTTCTCTTTTCGGCAGGCACCATGTAAACATATGTACTGCCTTGCTTTCGCTCTTGGCCTTATGGACGGTCTTCCGGTTTATGACAAGAAAACCTCGACATATGATCCGGAAGCCGAATTAAACAAATATCGCGATTTGTACGAATCTGGTCAGATCAGTGCAGACGTATATGTTAAAGTCGGAAGTGTCCTGTCAAAAATGAAAAAATAAAAAACGCCTGGCGCGCCAACGCCAGACGTTCCAATACTCCCTTGCGGAAGCTGTTGTTTATGTGAGTTTTAGTTTACAGCATTTCCGTAAAATCCGCAAGGGTTTATTTTTTATACCCTTTTTAGGAGGTGTGCTGTATGCGTTTTTTTAATTACGGGCGAAAGTCCGTATTCTCGGACAAATCAGATTCCATTGACAATCAATTCAGAATGTGCCGGGATCATTGTAATTCCAGATTTCCCGGTCAAATTGATTCCTGGACGCAATTCTCAGACGAGGACTTCACGGGTGCCAACACGTCCAGGCCAGATCTGCAGCGTATGCTTGCTGAAATAAAAGCCGGATTCTGTGATGCTCTGGTTGTGTATCAACTGGATAGGCTTTCGCGAGATGTACGAGATTTCGCTAATATTTACGCTATGTTAGAGGAATGCCATGTTATGTTTATCTCGGTAAAGGAGGCAATAGATACATCGACGCCGATCGGACGTGCTATGATGTATGTCACGGTCGTATTTGCACAGATGGAGCGCGAGACGATTGCAGCCCGCGTTACAGATAATATGATCGGTCTTGCAAAAAAAGGCTATTGGGTCGGTGGCAATCCACCGGTCGGCTTCGTCCGGCAGCGAATTGAAATAGCTGGAAAAAAACATGTTTCGATTGCTCCTGATCCAGAAGGTGTAAAATATGTGAATTGGCTCTTTGATACTTTTTTAGATAATGGGCATTCTTTGCAGTCATTGGAAACTGTTTTTCGTAAACAGGGCGTGAAAACTCTTTCTGGCGCCTTCTTTTCGACAACACAGCTGCATTCTATTTTGACTTCTCCGTTCTGTGTAGAAGCAGTCCCAGAAGTTTACGATTACTTTGAATCCAAGGGATGTCAAATGGATCCTGCCTCTCCGCGCGAGAAGTGGGACGGGTCTTGCGGGGTGATGGTTTATGGAAGAACGACAGAGAAAAATAAAAAACATCAAAAACAGCCACCGGAAAAGTGGCTTGTTTGTCTAGGGGTTCATAAGCCATTCATGCCCGCTGAAAAATGGCTTGCTGTGCAAAACCGTTTTGCAAGAAATAAATTCGATCGCACTATGAAGTATGATATTCCACTGCTAAAAGGCGTTCTGCGGTGTTCCTGTGGGTCGATCATGGCCTGCGCGCGCAAGAAAAAGAAATCCGGCGTGTCTTCTTGGTATTATTGTCAGAAACGTATGAGAAGAGGTGCTGACGCTTGTGATCGGGCGCAAGTTAAGATTGAACTTCTGGACGAAAAGGTCCTAGAAGTTCTCCGGTCAATTCAAGCCGACCCTTCTTTGATCCGCGAATTTGTACGTGAGGATGTCCGGACGTCCGACTCTCCGGACCCTAAGATTACCGCGTCCAAGGTGTCCTCGTGTGAGGCCAAAATCGGCCGTCTGGCGGCGTCTCTTGCTTTGGCCGAAAATTCGACTGCATCAAAGTATATAGTAGCTGAAATGGAACGGCTGGATCTCGAACTGCAGGCGTTACGGCGAGAACATAGCCTTGCTTTGTCTGCTGAGCGTTTGCGAACGTCTGCTGTGAAGTCAGCGGAAGCTAAGGCGGACGATATTTCGAAATTGATAACTGGATTGGACGGATTCTCTGCAAAAGAGAAAAATGAAATACTGCGTGATATTATCAAGGAATGTACCTGGGACGGGGAACAGCTTTTTATATCGCTCTAAATGTCACTTTATTATGATGGTGTCCTTCTAGACGCATGATAATAAAGTGACACAGAACACTTGCACAACACAAGCAGCTTGTGCAGGTGTTT